CTGAAACGCGAGGTCACTTCAAACTTTTTCCACCCCCCCGTGGTCTGTCAGACTTCCAAGGCAAACATGACGCGATCTTGCACGCGGCATCGCCTTCGGCCACAATAGCCAAAGCCAGCATAGAACCTCACATGTTCTGTATTGGTCAGGGCCAGCGTGGCGTTAGAGCGCCTCCTTGGCCCGATTAATTTCCGCCCTACTGCGGCGGGCCGAGGCTGGCCTCGGCTGGGGTGGCCGCTAGGGTGGTGGCTTTCGAACTAGAACGCCGCCAGTGACTTGCGCTGCTAATCCTAGCGGGTGTCCACCGGCCAGCCATCAGCACCGATGACCGGCTTGGCTCTGCCTGTCCGCTCCTCGCTCTGCTTGTGTCGATCGTGACAGGGCTTGCATAGCGACTGAAACGGACCACCGAAGAACAGTTCGACGTCGCCTTTGTGCGGCGTGATGTGATCGCAAACCGATGCGGGTGTCAGCCTGCCATCAGCGTTGCACATGAAACATAAAGGCTGCTCGGCCAGCTGCTGCCTGCGTATCGCGCGCCATTGCGCCGTGGCGTAGAGATGCTGCCAGGGCCGGGGCTTGTGAAGGCTCATGCAAATCACCCAATGGTAGGGATATGGCATGGACCCACCGGGGGGCGGGTAGTGCTTATTTCACCAGCCCATAGAACTTCGCCAACAGCTGCAGCCCGATCACAATCGTCGTCCGCCCTGACGCTGCCGCTTTCTCCTTGCCGCGGTAGCCGATGAACCGGCGGCCCACGTCCTCGGAGTTCACGTCGGTGATCACCAGCCCGTGGACAGCCTTGCGGACACCGCTGATGCCGAGATCGTTTAGCCACCTGTTCGCCTCGGCATAGCGTTTCGCGTGGAACCGTTTGCGCTCGGCGGCATCAAGGTCACCGCCGCCAGACAGCCCGGAGATGTACTCGCTCCATTTCATCGTGACCTGAGACGACGCGACGTGGCCAAGATACCAGTCGCGATAGAAACTCTCGCCTGCGCTGTACTGCTCGGAACTGATCAGGTGGTTGCGGTAGAGGTTTTCCAGCGGCGACCAGAACCGGATTGCGCCGGTGCGCTGGAGTAGCCCGCCGGGTGTCGCCTCCGTCAACTCGTCGTAGCCCTTGCCGGCCAGCTTCATGCGCTCAGGCGTTGGGCTCAGAGCGCCGGCAATCGGGCGAAGGCGTTTGCGGCGGGTTCTGGTCATGCGGTCTCCGTTTCGCGGGCAAGTTTCCGTAGGCGATGCTCGATGTCGCTCTTGACCTGGTGGAAGTCGTCCGGCCGCTTGGGGCTCGGGATGTTCCACTTGACGAGGGTGGCGAGAGTGAGGAGTTCGGTGCGCTGGGCTTCGGTCATGCCGCGGCCTCGGATGGCGGGTATTCCGTCAGCACCGTGAATGCGTCCTGCTTTTCGTAAAACGCCGTTGGTCGCCCGGTGCGCCGATAGTATTCGATCCAAGCCTCGTAGGCCGGCGTTCCGCGCCTGACGCTTGGGAGTGGCTTGGCGGCATCCCTCGGCGCGAGCTTCTCGCGAATACCCTTGAGCGTGTCCCTTTGGGCTCGCGAAAGGTCGGTCGCCCACTTGACCGATATCAGAAACTCAACCTCCCACGGGGTCAGGTCGTCCGTCCGCTTGTCGAGGTATGCATGCACTTCCTGCGAAAGGCTTTCATCCTCCGCGTGCGCGCTCTGCTCTGCTCTGCTCTGTTCTGTTCTGCTCTGCTCTGGGGGGTGTGACGTCACGGGATTGTCACGCGTGACATCATCCGTGACAGGAGGTGTGACGGGATGTTTTGAACCCTTTTTTTCGCGGTCACGTTGCGCGCGTTTCCGTTCTGTAGCGTTATCGTCCTTGTCGCTCTTGAACTGCCGACCGCTCCAATTATGGGGAGACAAGCTGTCACCTTCGTCAATCAGACCCCTCTGTGACAGGTCACGCACCATGTCACGCGTGACATTTTCAGGAATGCGAAGGGCGAAAGATATGTCCTCGATGCTAGGCAGCATGCCGTCGTTTCGACTTGCCAGGCACAGAAGGTTGACCCACGACTTGAACATGTCAGGCGGCAAACGCTGAACCTTGGGATCATCAAGTACGTCGTCATACATGCGGAACCACCGGCTCATGCGATAGCCTCCTCCTCGCGCTTGAACGCCGCCAGGAGCTTCGACATCTCGGGCTCGAAATAGGCCGGCTGCGCGTCAACCTTCCCGATCCCATGCATCACCGTCGTATGATCCTTGTCACCGACGCTGCGGCCGATCATCGGGAAACTGTGGCTGGTGAGGCGTCTCGCGAGTGCGAAATAGATCATCCTCGCTCGGACAATCGAACGCTTCCGGCGTGGGCTCTTGAGTTCCGCCGTGGTGATGCCGGTTGCTTCCGAGACCGCACAGATGATCGCCGCGAGCGTTGGACAGCGACCGTTGCCGCGTGAGGCAATGTGCATCCAATCGCGCTCTGAGTCCTCCAGACGCTCCGTAATCGGCTCCGGGGCTGGTGGCCGCACAATCCCACACCCAGCCTTCGCTAAAGCGCGCGCGATCTCGATTTCGACTATGTTGGTCATGCTGCCTCGCCGAAATCGAACAGCGTTGCGGATTGATCTTCAACTGATTTGAGATTCTTGCACGCCTGTTTCCAGTAGGTTTCTTTGAGTTCCACGCCGACAAACTTGCGCTTGTGCTTCAACGACATGAACCCCTCAGATCCAATGCCCATAAACGGTGACAGAACAACATCTCCGCGGTTGCTCCAAAGGATCAACGCACGTTCGATAAGATCAAGCTGAAGAGGGCATAAATGCTTTTCGTCCTTGTTCTCCCTTGCAGCGCGGACGTTCAGCGTGTTGGTCTGCGAAATATCCATCCAGACCGGAGACGCCCACTGCTGCCATTGATCTACTGGGAAATCATCTGGCGTGTGCATAATCGGCTGATCATTTTCGCCAGGCGCACGGAACACTAGAAGATAGTCCGGCATGCCGGTTCGGCTCTTGCTACTATCCTTCTGAAGCTGCTTGTAAAGCAGACCTAAAGCCTTCGTCCTCGTCATCTCAACGACTGGGCATTTCCAGATCGTCACGCGACTATGCAGCGTGAACCCATGCCGTTCATGAGCGCGAATGATATCTCCGCTGAAATCCTTAATGCCGAGCTTGCCATCCTTCCACTTACGATATGGAAGGTCGGAACAGTGAACCGCACAAAGCCTGCCCGGCATCATGACGCGGGCCATTTGCTCAATCAGAAATTCATAATGGTCAAAGAACTCTCCATCTGACGATGAATTGCCCATGTCGGCCTCGGAATCCGAATACACGAACAGATCGCCAAATGGAGGGGAATAGATAGAGAACCCGACTGAGTGATCAGGGATCTGCCTCACCACATCAACGCAATCGCCATTGACCGCACTGAACGATGTTCCCGAAACCTGATTTAGGCAGCGAAAGTCTTGAGCCATGTGGGCCATCTCCCGGTATGTTCTGGTTTATAAGTGACCTTGATTGCATCGGCGCGGTTGACTGCGCGCCTCATCGCCTTCGCCATCGCGGCACGCATAGACGAATGATCATTGGCCTTGCGATCGATGACACGGCCGATTTGATCCTCACCTTCTGCGACGGCGATGTGAACATTGACGGCGTTCGTCTGCCCAAACCGCCATGATCTACGCACGGCCTGATACCAAGCCTCATAGGAGAATGACCTGCCTACAAAGCCCATGTTATGAGCGTGCTGCCAGTTCAGACCGAAGCCGGCCACCGATGGCTTTGTGATGATTACTCGCGCATGCCCAAGGGCGAATGCCTCAAGGTTTTCTTCCTTCTGCTCAATACGCATTGAGCCGCGAACCTCAACAGCATCAGGGATCATCGCCTTGATGGCATCTGCCTCATAGTCCGTATCAGTCCAGACGATGAATGGTTCGGCATTGTCAGCAATAGATGCGATCATCTCAGCGCGTGATTTCGCGGTCTGACGCTTGATATCGTGCATATTGGTGGCTGACAGATCAGAAACGAAAAGCGAGCCATCAATCGGCTTGATGTTAGACCCTGCCGCCTTATGTCGAATGATGTTTAGCGGCGGCAGTTCATATCTTGAACCATCAAACCCGAAATCCTCGGGGCTTTGCGCCATGCGTGACCATGACGCCATCCAATCCCAAAAATCCTCTTCTGCATGCCCTTTAAGGCGCCACTGTTGCGATGCTTCTGCGGTATCATTGATGAACCACCGCATGAGCATTTCATTAGCGCGCATGACGCCCAGGAATGACGCCTGGTTGCCTAATTCCATATGGTCGTTAGGGGCCGGCGTAGCCGTGGCCGACAGCCGAAAGCGATGGCCAGAAAAGGCCGAGATCAGGGCATCACAAGTTTTGCCATTGAAACTCTTGAGGATCGAACTCTCGTCGAGAGAAACGGCTCCAAATTGGTCAACGTCAAGCTTATCCATTCGATCGTAGTTGCAGATGTTGATCCCATCACGCGCGTCTGATTGCTCACGAATGACCCGAACATCATAGCCAAGCGCGCGGCCCTCTCGTTCGATCTGCTTCGCTACCGCTAATGGCGTCAACAATAGCGCCTTACCGTTCGACTGCTC